CAATCAACACAAGATAAAATGTTTATTAGATTTTCAGATCAAGAAAATATTTCTGATTATACACCAACTTCTGTAAATACAGCAGGAACTTTTAGGTTAGACTCAGGCACTAAAATTGTAGGCGCGGTGAAAGGAAAAGATTATACTTTTATTCTGACCGATAATGCAGCTTATGTAATGCAATTTGTAGGTCCACCATTCACTTTTTCAATTAGACAAGTAGGCTCTAATTGTGGTTGTATTGGGCAACATGCTATGAAATACGTAAATGGTGTAGTTTATTGGATGGGTGAATCTGGAGGCTTCTTTGCTTTTGATGGTACAGTTAAATCATTACCATGTGCAGTAGAAGATTTTGTCTTTACAACTAAAAATGGTAATAATTTAGGAGTGAATTATTCTGCTGGAGAGTCAGTTTATGTTGGTCTAAATCATTTATATGAAGAAATATGTTGGTATTATCCTCAAGCAACATCTAATTTTAACGATAGATATGTATGCTATAATTACCAAGATGGTACTTGGGTAACCGGATCACTATCAAGAACTACTTGGGTTGATGCAAATTTATATTCTGTTCCTTATGCAACGGAATTTAATTCTACAGCAGTTCCTACTTTTCCAACAGTACAAGGAGTGACCAATATAAATGGGGCAACAACTTATTACGCTCATGAAACGGGTGTTGATCAAGTTGATACTGCAGGTAATAAAACAGCCATACCTGCTTTTATTGAATCAGGAGATTTTAGTTTAAACCCTGACGGCACTAACGGTGAGTTTTTTATGAGTATGAGTAGATTTGTTCCTGACTTTAAAACTATTCAAGGAAATGCTCAAGTAACTATTTTGTTAAGGGATTTTCCCACTGATACGGAAGCATCATCTCCTTTAGGGCCATTTACAGTGAGCTCAACAACTGCTAAAGTAGACACAAGAGCTCGAGCTAGATTTGCTAGTTTAAAAATTGCTAACACTGGCACAGAACAAAATTGGCGTTTTGGAACTTTTAGAGCTGATGTAAAACTTGATGGAATGAGAGGGTAATGGACGAAATTTTTTTAAGAGATTATGCTAATAATGTAGCCATGGCAAATGAACCATTAGGTGTTGCTGGTATTTTGCAACAACCAGGTTTTGAAAACTACGTTCCTTCTTTTTCAGTTGTAGACAAACCTCGTAGTATGATAAACAATTTTATGCCTGAAGGTGGTATGAATTTTCCAATAAAAGATATAGCAACAAATGTTCTTAAAAACCAAGCTGCAAAATTTGCGGCAAGACAACTTGGTATGAACACAATACAAAGTAATGTTTTAGCCAGCATACTAAGTCCTGCTTCAGCAGCTTTTGGAATAGCACCTTTATTAAATGTAAATCCAATAGCAGCAATACAAAACTTTAATCAAAGAATTAGACAAACAGATTTAGGTCAATCTAAAACATTAATGGATTTTATAAATAAAAGAAAAGAAAGAAAATTTTTAGGACAAGATGATCCACAAGGAACAATAAACACTATTGTAAGTCCTAGAATTACAAACATGCAACCAACAGATAGAGATACAGGAATGGGCGGAGGAAGTATACCAACAAAAACATCTGCTCCTAAATCCACTGGAAGAACATCTAATCCATATAGTGGTGGTCGTGGTGGTGTGCAATCAGGGTTATAATGGCCAGAGTAGATATCGTAATACCTGAACCAACGCCAAAGTATTCCACAGAAAACCAAAGGCAAATTTCTCAATCTTTACGAACGATGCAAGATAAGTTAAATACATCGTATCAACAAGAACTTAAAAATGAACAAGAGGCTTTTAATTATTTTTTATCATGACAATTAGATATAAAAATCAAGGTTTCAAACAAGCTGGTACAGGTAAGACAACTGTATTCACTTGTCCTTCAGACGCAACAGTAATTGTTAAAAGTGTTTATTGTTCTAACAGTGATGCTTCATCAGCCATTTTAGTAAATATGAATTTTGTGGATTCTTCTGATTCAAGCACAGAGTATGAATTTTTTAGAGATGATCTTGCTGCAAAATCACAAGTAAACGCTACCCCACAGGGTTTAAATTTGGAAGCAGGAGATGCGATAACAGTTCAAGCAGCTACAGGGAGTAATACAATACAAGGTTTAATTAGTTACGCACAGATAGACCGATCTCAAGAAAATGGTTAGACAAGTTATATTTACTCAATCTATAGTTGGTGAAAAATTTAAAGATGAAGAATTAAAAAAAGAAATTCTAAGTGAATTAAAATTAAGTGAAGAATCTAATAATGGAAGATCTTTTTCAAACAGAGGTGGGTTTCAAACAAAAGATATTGAAAATATAAAAATTCTTAAAACATTAGGAGATAAAGTCTGTAAGTTAATGTTTGATCATTACAAAATAAATACAAGATATATTCAAATTTCTAATTTATGGATAAACAAAAATAATAAGGGTGACTTTAATGATACACATGTTCATCCTAATTCTCATTTTGCAGGAGTTTATTATGTTGATGCCTCAACAAAAGGAGGTACTTTGAAATTTATAAACGATGATACAAAAGTTTTTGCATCCTTGGGTAGATTTATTCCTGATGATTCTGATTTCTTTGAAACATATCAAATTAAACCAGAAGAAAATTTATTAATGCTTTTCCCTTCATATTTAAAACATATGGTTGAACCACATTATGATGATAAAGCTAGAATTTCAGTTTCTTTTAATATAAATTTGAAAGATGGCTAGACAAAAATTTACACATTTCGTACCTAGACCTAAACCTCGTAAAAGACCGAGAAGGCATACGAAAAGTTTGAATAAGAAAAAGAAGTTGCAACATAATAAAAAATATAATAGACAAGGACGTAAACAATGAGTGATTTACCAAAAATACCTGCAGAAGCGATTGAGATTATCAAACATAAAAGAACAGGAAAAATTTATGATACTAAAGCTGATTTTGATGCTGATGTTGCTGATCCCAATACTGATACTACTGCTGATGATTTTAGACAGGATTTACAAATTAAAGTGACAAGAGCTGGTAACATTGGTGCAAAAACCAAAAAATAATGAAACCTAGAGGTGCAACTGAATTACAACATGAGTTGCTTGAAAAGTATGTATCTAAAGACTTATTAAATAAGTTTCAAATATGCACATCTATTCCAGGAAAAGTGCCACTGGATCCTAGTAAGATAAATATACTTTGGCAAAAAAATTCTTGGGATCAACCAAATCTTCAAAGTTTTTTTAGAAACAAAGATAGACACCACGAATATGATTGGTATGTTTTTAACTCACATTGGTGCTATGAAAAATTTAGATATTTTTTTCAAATACCAGAGGATAAATCTATAGTAATTAAAAATGGTGCACATTATTTTCCAAAAAGAAAAGTGTACAAAAAAGGTGAACCAATTAGAATTATGCATCATTGCACGCCTTGGAGAGGTTTAAATGTTTTATTACTTGCAATGCAATATGTTCAAAATAAAAACGTAACTTTAGATGTATATAGCTCTAATGAAGTTTATGGTAAAGAGTTTGCTGATAAAGCAAACAAAGATACAGAAAGATTATTTGATCAAGCCAAACAATTACCAAATGTAAATTACATTGGTTACAAGCCAAATGAATATATACTAGAACACATTACAGATTATGATCTGTTTGTCTATCCATCTATATTTGAAGAAACCTTTTGTGCTTCAGCTTTAGAAGCACTTGCTGCTGGTCTTCATGTTATTACAACAAACTTTGGGGCTTTACCTGAAACTTGTGCTGAATGGCCTGTATATATTAACTATACAAAAGATCTAGAATTATTGGCGGCAGCAACAGCAGGAGCTATAGATGTTGCAGCTGGCTATCTTCATACAGAGGGAATTCAAAATCATTTAGATGAACAACAAAAATACTATCAAAAATTCTATAGTTGGGATAAAAAAGCTATGGAATGGGAAAACTTTTTGAAAGGAGCTTTAAGTGTCAAGCAGTAAATACATAAACGAAGATACATATCAAACATTACAAGAGGTGAGTATTGAAACTCAATCTGATTACGAAAAAGCAACAGAACCTTTATGGAAAGAAAATAAAGATCAATACAAAGACATTGAAATATTCGTAGCGACACCTGTTCATAGTGAGGTTTCCATACATTACACTCAAGCTTTAATAGAATTTCAACAAGAGTGTTTTAAGAAAAAACTTAAAGTGTCTTTTCATTTAATTAAATCATCACTAGTAACACAAGGGAGAAATCTATCAGTAGCTGGATTTCTTGAATCAAAAGCAACTCATCTATTGTTTATTGATTCCGACATATATTTTCAAGGTAAGTCTATATTTGCTATGTTAAAAGCAGACAAGCATATCATATCTGTGCCATACCCATTAAAAACTTTAATGTGGGAAAAAGCTTTTAATAAAATGCAAGAGGGTAGAATAAAATCGCCTGATGATATTAGAAGAGCTTTACACACTTATCCTATGAAAGTTCCTGATCCTAATAATATTAAACTTGATAAGGGAGTGATGGAGGTTACCGATTCACCAACAGGATGTATGCTTATTAAAAGAGAAGTTATAGAGAAAATGATAGAGAAATATCCTGACAAAGAAATAGTTCAGAAGACTGTTATTAATGGAAAGTATGTCAACAAACCTAATATGTGGAACTTTTTTGACACTTTACATGACCCTAAAGAGAAGACTTACAATGGTGAGGATTTTGCCTTTTGTAAGCTATGGAGAGACTTAGGGGGTAAATGCTATGCCTATGTTAACGATGCTATAGTCCATATTGGAGAACATCAGTACCAAGGCAAGTTCTACGATGAGTTGATATCAACCAAGTAAAATGGTATTATTTCATATTTAAGATCTTAAATAGGAGAATTTATAAATAATGCTTAATTTACTACCCTACGCATTAGCAGCATACGGAGGATTCAGAGGTTACAGAGATTCTAGAGATCAAGGTATTGGTGGTCTGAACAGATTACTAAATACTGCAGCAGGTGCTTTTACTGGATATAATTTAGGACAAGCAGGAAATTTTGCTAGAGCTGCAGGTTTTGGAAACCCAGCTGCTGGAGCTAGTTTTGTTCCAACATTTTCAAATTTACCTGGTGTATCTTCGTTACCTTTTATGTCTAGATTTGCAACTCCACCGGTTTCAATACCTGGAAATTTATCAATGGAGACAGCTGGAGGGAGCACATATGCTAAACAACTTGAAGCTATGCAAAATCAAAAAAAAGGTGGAAGCATATTAGATATTTTAAGAAAGGGAGGAGATCCCAAAAAAGATTATGATCCTTTAAGAGTTGGAGGATCTTTGGCTGCACTTACATATTTCGGTGGTGCATTTGATCAAGGGCCAACTGACATTTACTCTCCAGGATACAACATGAGTTATTTAGAATTACAAAAACAAAGACCAGGTTATACTTTTATTGATCCTATAACTGGCGAAGAAAAAGCATATGAAAAAGTTTATGCACCAGAGGAACAAGGTAGAGGTGATCAAAGAGTAGGCCCTTATTCACTTAATAGAACAAGATTAAAAACTGGTGGTCTAGCAGAAATAAGAAAATTTAATGAAGGTGGTATTAACTATCTTCCATCAAAAATGACTCATGATGAAAACGATTCAAACAATTACGTTAGAGCATCTGGGTATGTAGAGGACGGAGCAGGAGTAGGTGATAAAGACGAAGACACTATGTTAGCTCAATTAGCAGACGGAGAGTTTGTAACAAGAGCAGACGGTGTGTTAGGCGCAGGAATCATTGCGGGTGCTAATCCAAATAGCATGAAAGACATGAGAGAAAAAGGCGCGGCTTACTTCTATGAACAACAAAAAAGATACAAAAGAGTATTTGATTTATTGAAGGAGAACGATGCCAACAGCAAACAAAAAACAAATTAAACCATTAGTAAGTATTATACCAATTGAACCAAAAGACGTAGAAAGGTTTTGGCCACTATGTGAGTTTATGGTAGCTGAAGCTCTAGCATTCTCTGGTAAGTACGCAGAATCATCTTGGGTATATGAAGAACTAAAAAAAGATAATTTACAATGTTGGTTAATGTTTGGTTCAGATGAATCTGAAGAAAACAAAGTGTTTGGTATTTGTGTTGGAAGAATAGCAGAGTTACCAAATTATTTACAATATGAAATATTAATTTGCACAGGTAAAAGAAGAGACTTGTGGGAGGATACATTGGTAAGATGTATTACAGATTTTGCTCAACAAAATAATTGTAAGAGAATGAGCATAATGGCCAGACCTGGTTGGGAAAAAATTTCTAAAAAATGGGGATGGAAAAAGAAACATGTGCAACTAGAGA